ACTCTTGTTAATTTTACTAGGTTTTTTTATTTCGCCATCAAAATCTACATATGTTACTTCAGCACCACCAGTTTTTATAGCTGAAACCACATAAGGATAGATAAATTTATAAGCATTAACCGAAGAACCTATAAACCCATCTCTCTTAACAAGGTTACTCTCTTGTGATTGTCCAACAATAAGACAGCCAGATGTATGTTCATCTGTATTACCTGTATGCCATAGGATATATTCAAATCCTGGTACATCTTTAACCCAGATCATTCCCTCGTGGAAGCCGTACTTCTTATCATACTTGTTGTGAAAACCACCTTCAGTACGAAGTTCTAACTTATATGTACCTGCTGGAATCCTTGTTTCGTGCATCACTTTAGTATCTCTCTGCTCATCTTCTAATGTATAGCAAAGGAACTTTCTCTTACTATTGGATACATCAAACAATATTCCTGATGTACTATCTTCTTGACTACTTATTCTTAATACTTCTAGTTTCATTCTTCTTCTTTCTCTAAACAATTAGCACAGATCAAACTATGCTCTAACCAATGTGGTTGCAAACATACCTCACAATACTGTGTATGAATTTCTATCATTATAAACCTAACAGTACTAAGGTAAATGTTTTAATCACTATAACCTAATAAAGTATAACAAAGAAACAATAAAACAAAACACTATCCGACCAGTAGATTTCTGTAAATACTTATCCATCTATCTTTTACCACCATCATAAGCTACTGCGTGTCCGACTTCTACCATCTCTTGATTAATATTTGTTTCATCTATATAAAACTCTCCAAGAACTCTGCCATACTTACCAGTTCCTTGAGATTGTAATTCAACTGAAGTACCATCTAGTCTTTCTTTCAACCACTCTTTAGCAGCTAAACCTTTTTCTTTTTCTTCCAGATCCTTTGTCCTAGATTCAGGTGCATTGATACCAACCATACGAACACGACACTTGTGCCATACATTAAAGCCTAAATCAATACGAACATCTACTGTATCTCCATCAACTACTCTTAAGACTTCAACCTCGTAGTAGTATTTCATTGGTTATCAGTTTTTTCTTAATCCCATAGTGAGTAACCAAAGTGAAATTGATACTAGAATTGCAATCCCTACTATGTCTTTTGCAGAACCTGTCAAGGTAAGCCAAGCTATAAAGAAACCTAAGAGAGTAAATATCTGTGCGACACTTTCTTTTAATGCTTCCAGTAACCATTTTCCTATTACCTTTAGTACCTTTGGTACTGCCTGGATACCTTTTAATAAGTAGATCAACCCATACTTAACTGTGTAATAAGGCAATCCTAATATATGAAACAAGAACTCAACTAATCTTTTGAATAACTTAATCATTATCTTATTCTCCTAACAGGAATTATTGATCCTGCTGCTATGATTTGTGAAGCAATAATGATAGGCACGACAACCTCTTGTGCCTTTTCTTTCTGGTCATTAGTCATATCATTACCTATCTCTGCTATTTCTATTTCTTGTATGTCTATATTAATAATAGCACCGATTGGGTTATCCAAAAATTCTTCAAGTTGAACTTCAGTTACAGCATCAGCAAAGGTGTAATCTTTAGATGAATCATCTGCGTTAGCTACTGCTCTCTCTACAAACTCATCAACAGCTTGTGCAACTGCTTCATCTTCTTGTGCTAATTCAGCTACTATCTCTACATCTTCCTTATCTACTCCAAGTACTTCAGCTACAACCTCTACTTGTGCTTCAGTAAGTTCCTCAACATTCTCAACAGCTTCCTCAACTATCTGTGATACAACCTCAATTACTTCTTCAGATACTTCAGAAAGATTCTCAACACCTATGTCATTAACTTCTTCAATGACTTCTACTAATTCCTCTGTTTCCAGATCCTCAACTTCTATATCTGCAACTTCCTCAATAACTTCTTCTAACTCCTCTACCTCTACTGCTAATTCTTCTTCAGTAAGCTCTGGTTCTTCCTCATTTGTAAAGATTTCTATAATACCTGTAACAACTTCCTCTACTGTAACTTCTATATCTATTACTTCGGCAACAGTTTCTGGAATAGTTGTAGTAGTTGTAGTAGTCGTTGTTGTGGTAGTAGTTGTCGTGGTAGTAGTAGGAGTCAAAGCAACAATAACATCTTCAGCATCAACCTCTTTTATTTCTATAACTTCTTCCTCTACTTGTTCTGCTAACTCCTCTAGTTCCTCAATATTTTCTTCTATTTCCTGTATAACTTCAATAAGTTCCTCTAGTTCTTCTTCCTCTAATTCAACTTCTAACTCTAATGATTCTTCTAATGATGCTTCTATCTCGGCTTTGATCCTAGCTTCTTCTTCTGCATCTTCTCTAACTAATCTCTCATCATCAGTTTCATAGTATCCAGTTTCAGCAAAGTTTCTATCTAACATCTCCTGGTATTCTCTAGCTTCTCTATCAACTCTCTCTACATTAGTTTCGTAATACCCAGTTTCTAATTCATTAGCTTCAGATTCAGCAGCTATGCGTTCTTCTTCAGCAATCCTTTCAGCTTCTATTCGTTCTGCTTCTATGCGTTCAGCTTCTAACCGAGCTTCTTCTTCTGCTGCTTCTCTATCTCTGCGTTCAGAATCTAACTCCCAATAGCCTGTTTCAGATTGGTTATTATCTCTCTCCCAATCTAAAGCATCTTGATATTCTCTCTCTGCTCTTTCATCATTGGTTTCAAGAATACCTGTTTCAGCAAAGTTATTATTTCTCTCTATATCTAATGGACTAAGAGTAGTTGTAGTTGTTGTAGTAGGTGGAGTTGAATCATACTTCCAGTAGATCGTATCAATACCTGCCCAATCAGATACAGTAACAACAAAGCTAACTATATATTTACCTGTTACAGCTTTGGTAAAATCCTCATATGAAGTATTACCTTGAGCATTTTTATTTATAGTTTCATCAGTATCATCAGAGTAATTATATTTAATACTATAACTTTCATTAACACCTGCCATTCTAAAACCTATTTCAGTAATGTCGTGGTCATCAGGGAGTGTAAAGGTATAAGAGGTAGCTTGTGCATTACCTACATAGTTGTCTTTTAAGCTAAAGAAGTATTGTCCACCTACACCACAACAGTTCTGGTCATTCCTACTAGATACATCATCAGCATCAATAGCAAGAGTTCCACTAGGAACTGTTAAGTCTGTAACTAATGCACCATTAGTACCATCAAAGGTTTCTGTTTCTGTTGTTATATGACTATCTGCATATACAGGTACAGGGAATATTAAAAGCCCAACAATAACAAGTCTGGCAAGTGTATTGAATTTATGTAACACATTACCCCTTAGTTATAATTTACAGCTATCTCCACAATCATCATCTTCAAAGTCTTTGGATTGATCCTCAAACACTACACTTGGTAAGTCCTCAAGTACATCTTCAGGTAGTATGAACTGTTCATCATACTCTTTTGTGTTCTTAATAAAGCTCATCTGCCACCACAAACGCAATCGCCACAACAATTACACATTGACACTCTCCTGTTTGATAGATTTAACTGCATAAGGATATTATAAATTACATTAAAGTATTTAAGAGTGCAGCCGAAGAACTGATTGCTACGAACCAGCCAATTATTTCTGTTCTGGAAGGAGATTTATTAATTTTTTCGTGAAGGAAGTCAATCCTTTCGTGAAGGTTCTCCACATCTTTCTTGATAAGATAGAGAATTTCCTTATTTGTAAATCCATTTGCCATAGGATAATTTCTTTTAGTGTCATTTGTTGTCATCAGAATAGAACCAATCCCATTCGTGTTCCTGGACTGCAAAGTTGTCAGAGATCCTTCTTAGGTACTTAATAAATTTGTACCAATAAAACCCTGCGAGAAATCCTATAAAGTAATCCATAATTAAGGCTTAGGATATTTGTCTTTAGTTACTTTGATAGTAGCTTTCCAAGCATCAATACCATTATGGTATATGTCATCTAATTGGTCTTTTATTGAGGGATATTCTTTTGCTCTATCATCTTTATATCCAATTTGTTCATCTGATAATCTACTTTGAGCAACTGCTTCAACCCAAGCCGTGTAATCAGCACCCTCTAATAGAGTATCAACTCCATTTTTATTTACTTTTACAGTACCCTCTGGCTTATCCAGTTTTACTTGTGCTTTATGTTCTGTCAATGTTGCCATAATTTAATCCTAACTGTTTGCATATCCGTATAGTTTCCAAGTTCCAGTCATTGTTTGAGTATCATCACAATATAAATAAAATCCATCAAACGCAGTTGTTTCATCTTTAACTCCACCCAAATATTGTGTTCCCTGTTCAGCATCTAGGTAATGAGTTGCAACTTTGCTATAGATTTGAGTCTGGTCAGTTGCTTGTGGAGCTAGAAAGTCAATTACAACAGAAAAATGACTAGCTGCTATCCAGTTTCCAATTAATTCAAAATAAGCAACATCTACGGCTGCTTGAGCTCCGTGTCCTGCACTTGAAACAAAATAAGACAAAGTTCCTGCATAGTCAGAGTTGGCTGTTGTATCGTGTGAACTACTAGCGTTCATCTGAAGTCTTAACTGTTCTGCTCCAGAATCTTCTCCAACTCCGTCAAAGTAAAGAACATAATTTCTATAGGTAGAAGTAAAACAGCTATCAACATCTATTCCAGTTACATCTGATACAGTTCCACCAGTTACATAAGTAAGCCCACTACCACTTGCTGTAAGCTGTCCACTACTCGCACTTAGTCCTGTACCTGCCATAGCAGTTGCTAAATCTGCGATACTTTCTTTTCTTGTTCCATTACTAGCATCTGCATCTATTATTGCAATACTGTCATTAGCTACATTAACTGCTGCTGCTGTTAATTCGTTTAAGTCTAAACCTATAACAGAACTAGAAGCAGCTAGTCCATCTCCTGCAAATAGTGTTGCTACATCTGCTATGTTTTCTTTGGCTGCTGTACCTGTTGCACCACCATCTAAGAACATTACATAATCGCCATCAACAATAGCTGCTTCTGCTGCTTCAGATAAATCTACATTAAATGTTGTAGTTGCTAAATCTAATAATGTTCCTGCTGTGTAAGTTGTATTAGTATCGGTAGCTGCGATACTAATAGAACCTGTACCATTTGTAATGCTTACATTAGAACCAGCAGTTAAAGTAGCTTTGGCTAATGTGTTTCCTGTGGTGTTACCTATTAATAATTGTCCATTTGTGTAAGATGTTTGTCCTGAGCCACCATCATCAACTGCTAATGTTCCTGTAATACTTGAAGCTCCTAAATCTACTGCCAATTCTGTAGATTCAATTACTACACCACCATTAGATTTAAGGTCTGTACTAAATGTTGTAGTTGAAAGGTCTAGTCCATCTCCAGCTGAATAAGTTGTATTGGTATCAGTTGATGCTATTGATATAGAACCTGCACCATTTGTTACTGTTACATTTGTACCACCTGTGAGAGTTGCTACTGTTGGATCTCCTGTTCCATCTCCAATAAGAAGTTGTCCATTAGTTAATACTGCTGTTGCTGTTACTGCACTTGTACCAGATCCTAATAATACACCACCATCTGTAAGCGTAGTAGCACCTGTACCACCATTACCAACAGGTAATGTTCCTGTTACTTCATCTGTTAAGTCCACTCCACCAGACTTAATGGTTACTGCACCAGAAGAAACTGCAAAGTTTGCTGTTGCGAAACTTGCAGCACCTTTTGCTGAAGTAGTTGCATCTGCAATAGCAAATGTTATTGATTGACCACTAGCTGTGGAAGAAAGTATTGTACCATCTCCTGATACTGTTAAGGATTGTGAATCTAAATCTACTGCACCTGTACCAGCGTTACCTGCTGTATCTAAATCTTCAGCAGTAACTTTAGTATCTACATAAGCCTTAACTGATTGCTGGGTTACACCTTTAGTAGCAGAATCTGTGGACATATCATCTTCATCTAAGAATAAGGAAGTATTAACTGCTGTACCAGCTTCATTGATTATGGTATCTACTCTATCGTTTAAGTCCTCTATGTGTTGTTCTACTGGCGACATTCGTACAGTTGATCCAGATGCGTGTGATAAACCTGAAGTAGCTGCTGAACCTGCTAAGTATCTCTTGCCGATACCACTACAAGTTAATGTTTTAGTTCCAGTATTGATTGATGTAATTTCTACAACTTCTCTATTTGTTGAGCTATCTGGGTTTATAACTAGATAAAATGGTACAGCCAAAGTAATTGAAGTAGGAGCAGTTACAGAATTAACTGTAAATGTTAAATCTGATGAACCAGCCGTTGCTGTCAGCGTTGTTTCAAACGCATTATAAAGATTCGTTTCTTGTGCTGCCATTCTATCCTAATCTACCTACTCCAAGGAGTGCTATTCCTAACCCTTCGCCAGAAGTAGATATTTGTATTACCTTACTACCTCTAAATCTTACTAGACAATAAACTGTTACAGAACCTCTTGGAGATAATTCTTCAATCGGACTACTAACATTCTCTATTATACCTCTTAATAATGTATCAGGTCTATATATCTCTAATTGGACATTCTGTCCTTCTTTGTTTCTAAGTGCCTGGTACACAAGTTCTCCCTGACCATTAACTCTAATTCTTTTTCTGTATGGTCTTTCAATATGATCAGATATATTCACAGGCATTTCAACGATAATGTCATTAACAAGTTGATAACCTCTAACAGCAAATGACAAAAGTTCTGGACTTTGTGCAATATCATCTGTTGTTATTTCAATCTTTCCTGCAATCCATCTACCATCTACTAAATTCATAACTTCTTCTTCCCCACCTCTACCTGAATTTAATGTTATTTGTTCCTGCCAAGTAGTAGCTGCACTATCCTTTATATCTGTTGAAATAGTTGATGTGGATAACTTAATTGAACCTGAACTTATATCATTGGTGTTAAGTTTTGCACCAACCCATTGTTTATCTTCCGAAGTAAAGAAGTCAGCAAGTGCAGTAATGATATATCCAGTAGTTACATAGTTTGTAGTTTCTCTATATATACCACCACCACTTACAGTTGCAAATAATCTATCCGAATATACTGCAATTCCTTTTACAACACCACTTTCTCCGAACTCCAGATCTCTAGCTATTCCACCTGTTGGTAGATAATATCTCCAGAAGTTTGTTTTAGAAGCTGAATCAATTATTCCTGTAAAAATACTATCTCTTGTTGAAACAATCCTATAAGGTGCTTGGTCTAAAGTAGTTGTTCCATCTCCCCATTGTTTAATTAACTGTGAATTAGCTAATACATATAAGTTATTGGAGTTTGTTATGTCTGATCTATATAACCTACCTATCTTTCCACTAGCAGTTGATTCATAAGTTCCATAAAAGATTATTCCCTGTGCTGAATCTATTGCATTGGGTACTTCTCCTTCTACAAATGTCTGTCCTTTCAGAGCAAGGGTAGAACTCTCATCAGCAAAAGAATAAATGTACCCATCTGTTGCAGTTGCTAATCCTACTGCTCCAGCATCACACATATCTGTCCAAGTTCTACCTGTTGGTAGTGTCGCAATAGCTGAATCAGTACCACCAGATACATCATATAAAACTCCTGCTGTACTTGATGCTACGATTCTCCCTTTAATACTCCATATCTTGTCATAGGTCTGGTCTGAATTATAAGCACTATAACTTCCAGAACTAGCTCTATATACGATTGCACCATTAGCAACTATGTACAATCTTGTTCCAAGAACAGCCAAACCTGTAATGTCATTACCTGCACTAGGAGTTCCATCTGTGCTGGAAGAACCTGTTAGAGGTGTTGTTATCTTTTTAAGTACCTCTCCATCAGCAAAGTAAACTGTTCCATCTAACTCTTGCATTAAAAGATTTGTTTCCGAACTTGTTACAACTTCTTCAGTTGATTTAAGCAGACTAACATTGTATTCCTGACCTACTTGTTTGCCACTAAATACATCAATCCCACTACTATCCCAAAACCTAGAGAAATCCATTTCACTTGCATTTCTTTTATGTGCTTTATCTAATCCAGATCCACCAGAGAAATCTGTTCTTGAGTAAATCTGACCAAACTCCTGTTGGAAATCCTCTGGAGTTTCTGAAGTTTGTATAGCTTGTGCCTGAAGTGGTGCAGTATTTACATTCATCTGCCTTCCTGGACCAACAGCAAATCTTAAATATAAGTCATCAAGATTAGCTCCGTAGCCTTGTGCTTGTGGTTCAGATGTATTGGCAGGAGAAGGTAATACTGCCATTATGCACTATAATTTATGTTTCCTATGGCTACTGCTTGTGGATATAGAGAACGAAGTTCCCCTCTTGCTTCATCAATTAACAAAGACCTAAGTCTTAGTAAAGCATTCCTCAATCTCTCGCCTGAACCGATAGGATAGTTTTCTGCTGATAGTTTCTCTGTAATAAATTCCTGTGTTGAAGCATCTACATCTGTTGCACCCATTATGTCAGCTACTGCACCAACCATAATTATCTGGTGGTATGAATCCTCTAGTAAACAAGTAGTTGATAAGTCATCTGTTTCAGCAGTAGGTCTTGCAAACTTTCTTTTAACAACTAAGTAAACAGTTTTATTTGAAGTTGTATTAGAAAACTGAACGGCTGTATTAGTACTTGAAGGTGGGAAGTTAGTAAGCAACTCTATTCCTGCACTTGTGTACTGATCCCCTGATGCGTTCTGTATCCAAGAATTAACTACGGATACTGTTGTTGCTGGAACTTCTGCATAAGTTGAATTAGAAGTTACATTAGTTGTAGTTATATTATATAAACTTGGATAGAGTCTTGATATGTTGTCTGCTACTGCATCAAATACAGACTTTCTTGGGAATGTTGGGTTGAGATAAAGATTTGCTTCATCTGAATGTGTTGCTGCTGTTGTACCTGCGTATCCTCTTGCAACAGTTAATGTTCTAGTAGATGTGTTAGCTGATGTAACCAACATTAACTCTTGGTCAATCTCTATTAATGCACCAGATCCTAAAAGGTTTTCTTCCTCTGATGAAAATAAATCACTTTCATATACAACTGTTGTTCCTGTTGTATCTGATAATGCTCCATCTAACCTAGAAAACGCAGATAAATCATCTGGTTTATTTAAAAAATCTCTATATATTCTATCTACAAGTGTGCTTACTGCTGCCATATATAATCCTATATTACTAGGGAGAGAAAAACTCTCTCCCTAATAACTATAATATCTAATTCCTTATTAGGAAGTAGATGTACTGTGTATATTTCCGTGGAACTGTTCTGGACCATATTCTAATCCGAACTCACCATAGAGTTGATACTTGTAAGCTGCTCCTGATTGAGCCAACGGCTCAACAAAGAAGTGTCCTTTTCCTGGAATATCCAGAAAGACAGGCTTAACAAATGCCATATCTACGATAAAGACCTGGGATGTCGGAATATGTCGTTCATAGACAATTCCAATTTCTCCAAAGTCAGTTTCAATGGTCGTAATATTTACACCACCAATATTTCTATCTCTTGGTGCGAGTGATAATGCACTTGAATATACTCCAGAGAGCTTCTGCTTGTTAAAAGCATTAGCAAAGATAACAGGTTGCTCAAATGGCGCTCCGTTATCTGCCATACTTTTAAGGCAATTATCAATGTCAGCTTGAACTAGAGCATCCCCACCAGCATCTATTTTGTTAGTGGTTAAAGCTGCCCCTAGTCCTCTTGTTTGTCTTGCTGTTGAAACATCTGTATCTGCTACATATGTACCTTGCATACAAGAGAACTCTATATCTCTAGCTGCTCTCTTTATTTTCATATCCAACTGGAAAGCCAATTCATCTTGAACTGGTTGGTTTCCTATAATGGCTTGACCACTTAGGTTACCTGTTGCAGCTTGTTTTGTGTAAGAAACATTAACACCATATTGCATAATTTGTGTAACATTTATTACTTCACTACGAGTTCTTTCCTCATAGGTTGGATCTGCACCTTCAACAACTGCTGTTTGTGCAGCTGCTGCATTATCAACTGTTTGCCAAGTAAATTGTTTGGAAGTAACAGATTTTCCACCTGTTAATCCACCCATCATTGATAGAAATGGTGTATCACTAGGAGTTACATTGAATAACTCCCCAATATAATTGGGAAGATCGTATGAATCTCCCATTCCTGATACTGATGCCATTTAAATCGTTTCTCCTTTACTTTACTTTAGTTTGTTTTCCATTAGTGTTTTTAGCTTTTCAGCTTTGAGAGCTGAACTCTTTTGCCAATCTCCATCTTGCATAGCTATTGCGATCTGGTCATTCATATCGGCTGGTTCAACTGGAACACTAGCTTCTATTACAGTATCTAAACTATCTTGGCTAGTTACTACTCTTGCCTTCTGTGCTTCTTGTTCCTGAACTGCTGGAGCATCTTCGCCCCAACCATAATTTTCAGCAGCAAATGCCTTTATCGCATCTGCTTCCAAGTCGCCTTTGTAAAGGTCCTTTAGTGCTTTGCCCTGTCCAGAAGCTGGATCAAAACCTGCTGATTGGATAGCGTTATCCATCTGCACAGTTTTGTACTCCTTTTCAACACCTTCAAGCTCCTTGATGCGATCTCGCATCTGCTTGATAGCATTGTTATCTTCTTCTTGCGTTTCTTCTACCATATCTTCTACTTCGTTTTCCATTTTTCTCCTACTCCCAGATTTCTACTAGCTACATTACCCTGGGGTTATAATGCGATAGGCGACAAATTATAATAAAGAACAAATGAGAATTGTCAGCCACTTCTAGCTGTTCCAATACATAAGCGATTTGAAATACTCAGCTTATACGCTTGAAATAAGCTGGAAGTGCAGAGTCAATTTATATTCACGCAGACTACCACTATGCGTTCTCTTTAATACTACTACATATAGTGGTATTGTGTAAAGTTTATACTATATTTAGTATTCGGTTAAACCTGTAACTCTTGAACCTTGTCTTGCTGGTCCACCGATTGGAGAAAACCTAGATGCTTCCTCTGATTCTAATAATCTTAATTCCTCTGCTTCATCTGGACTTTGGAAAACCATAGCTTCAGTAAACTTCTCTAAGCTAAATACATCTTCCTGTGCAACAGCTTTACCACCTCTCTGTTGTAACTCTTGTATTCGTGGTATCTGATCTGCTGCAAGTGAGAAGAATTGTCTTGCTTGTTGTTGATTAAGCCCAGCTCTCTTTAACTTCTCTGCTGTGGTTAAGTCAATATCAAATCCTGCTTTAGCTGCTTCTCCACCAATCTGTGCTGTGGTTATCTTTCCTGCAACTATATCTTCTCCTACTGATGGATCTATTGCACCAAGAAATATTGATTCCTGTGTCAAATCTATACCATAATTGGCTGAATAAAAATCTTGTACTTCTTGTATATTTTCCTGAACACCTTGAAAGACAGCACCAACTCTTTGTTGAAACTCTCTTGCTGATACTTCTCCTTCTATAAGACTTGTTAGTCTATTTTGAAGTAATGATTCTGAAATCTCTCTTGATATGCCGTATTCAGACAATGTACCCATATAAGATTCTTTTAACCCTACATAAGTTACTTCATCAAACTTAACTGTTCCATCAGCTCTTTTGTTTCCAGGGAATAAAGTTTCATATTCAGTTGTTCCTCTTACCTCTGCTATTGCAACATTCGGATTGCCTGTCTTAGCCCATTCATCAGCAAACATATTCAACAAATTATCAGGCATATTAGGATAAAGTGATTTAGCTAATTCTAAGTAAGTAGCCATTATTGATTAACTCCTTGTGTTGCTAAACCTTCTCCAAGTGCCTGTGTTAATGCTTGAGTTGCATCTTGTGTAACTTGTGTAATACCTAAATCTAATCCTTTTTGTCTTAATGTTTCTTGACCAGTTGCGTAATCATTTGACTTAACCATATCCTGCCACCAACCCTGTGTTTCATCTGCTGTCTGCCCCCAAACAGAAGCAGTTAAGTTTCTCCACGATCTTGCTATGTCATCATAAGTAAGTTCTGGATTTGTGTAACTATCAAAAGCTGCAAGTCTTGATTGTTTAAGTGAATCAACTAATGTATCTTTATAGTCAGGATCATCTCTTAGGTTTCCAGCTATTGATGCTTTTTCATCATCTGTCAAGACACCTAAAACAGGACCTAACCAAGTATTAAATAGTTCCTCTACTTCTCGTTCTCTCTGTGTTGTTCTATCAACTCCTGTTATAGCTGTTGATGATAAATAATTTTCAAATTGCGTATCTCGTACTCCCTGTGCATAAGGATCTGCAAATAATTGTATCTGTTCTCCTGTATATATCTCTGACCATTGTCCTGATACAAACTTATCAGCAATCCAATCATTTAATGCTGCTGGAATATTTGAAACACCTGATGCTTGAAAAGTATTTTGTACTGATATTTTTGCATCATTAATCATCTGTGATGCAGTTGCTGGATCTCCATAGTATGTTGTTAGCCATTCTCTTTGAGGATCTGAATAAGATTGGTAAAAACTTGTTAGTTGCCAATCTGCTAGTGGTACTTCTTCTCCTTCAATAGCAGCTTCAGCTAATAAAGCAATCGCATCAGGCTCTGCTAACCAAGGTGCAACCTGTATCTGTGTCTGTAAAGTTTCAGAAAAACTAACAAATGGGTGTTCTATCTCGGCAGAGAGTTGGTCTGTATTACCTGCATCAACAGAAGTTGAATTAAACCAGGTTTGATTTACTATTGCATTTATGACAGGATCTGGTGCATCTGCTGTTAAAAGACCTGCTTTTTTAACATCATTATCAACAACTTCGTAAGCCATATACATAGGGTTTCCATCATATATTTCCCCACCAGAACCAGGAACTTCATATATAACATACAATTGTCCTTCAACTTCCCATAGTTTTGCTCCTTCTGGAACATTGTTGAACTCATTTAGTACATCAGAAGTTTGCTGTGCTTGAGGTTCTTCAACTGGTTCTTCTGTTGTGATTTCATCATCTACAACTTCATCTTCTACAACTTCATCAACAACTTCATCATCTACAACTTCAACAACTGGTGGTGGTAAAAAATCTACTGTTAGAGGGTAAATATCATTTTCTAAATCTTTATCCCCTGTAAATAGTTCTTGGTCTTGACCTTCAAACTCTGATAATTCCCAAGCCCATTTGAAATCGGCAGGTTTTTGGTCAAGTGGGAAAGTTCCCCAACTTCCAGTATCGTACCTACCCCAATATGTATTTTTTTGTGCTAGTGGAGATTGAGCATCTTTATCTTTCCAACTATCATAATAAATTTGTGATATTTCGGCAGGAGTTAAATCTTTTTTATTAAACTCATTTTTAATCTTTTCTTTAACTTCAGGAGAACTAGCTAATGCTTCAGCTAGTTCTGGAAAAACTTTATCCATTGTATCTATATCCTCATCAGTACCTTCTAGTAAAAGTTGATCTACTAGATTACTCCAAAATCCAGATGTTTCTTCAAAATCTATTGCTTGAGCAACATTATTTGCTATATTATTAACAAATTGACTCCACTTCATTCCACCTTTTTTAATCCAAGCCACAGCATTTCCAATAAGATTTCCTACCTGCCTTCCTCTTTCTTCTGGATTACTGCTGTATCTCTCCTGATCTTTCGCAAATATATAATCAATATAAGAATCTATTATTTCATTTTGTAATGTTTGGTATTGTTCAAACTTCCTTGCTCTTGAAGCCAACTTTGGATTTTCTATTAAGTCTTTAGTTAGAGATTCCCATTCTGGACCAAGATCAAGTTCTGCCCACTCCCTAAGTTGATCCTCTAAGTCTTGTCCAATATATTTTCCTAATGATGAAATTATATTATCAATAGCAGGATTCCCAGAAGGTGTTCCACTTTTACCATAATATTTTACAGTTGCAGCAGTTGCATCTTTAATATAATCCATATAGTCATTATTCTTATAAACTGACCAAGCAGTATAACCTTGGTCATCATAAACCTGTTTAGCAATCTTGGAGTTATTTTTAGGGTTAGATAACCACTTTGCAACTGCTTCTTGATCTGCTATTGCTAAGTCATAAAAGTTTTTATTTGATATAGAATTGTTAAGCTGTGTAGAATTTGACCAATTAATTTCCCCACCAGCTTCTTTTCTTATTTTACCCAAATGAACATCTGCATTAATTTGAAATAAACCAAAAGAAGGTTCTGCCATACCAGATCTATTAGAGATATTTTGGTTTGTAGCAAGATTACCTGATTGTACTTGTTCAAAACCATCTGATTCTGCAAAGACAATAGCTAAAAGTGTTGATGCTTCAGCTGTAAGTTCTCCTATATCAAATGCTCCATCTATATAACCATATATTTCTTCCATAGAACCTTGACCAGATTTACTTATAATTTGTGCTGGTTGTCCTGCTGGTTGTTGTGTTGGTGTTGGTGTTTTTGTTTCTACAACCAACTTACTTATATCTTTTGTTTTCACATAGTTGAAGGCTGCTGTACCAGAAGTAAATTCTTTCCCATCAATAGTTATTGAACCACCATTTGCCATAATTAATTTATGAGCTAATTTTGCATTACCTAAATTCTGTTCTATTTCTTTTGCTGATAAAGCCATTATAAAATCTTAACTCCAGATCCACCACCAGCAGATTTCTTAGGTCTTTTTTTCTTAAACATCTTTTCTTCTTGTACTCCAGGTTGTATTTTTTGTGTCGTTTCCATTGTATCAGTCTTTTCAGGTGTTGTTGGTACATAGCCAAATCCAGTAACAGTACCTGTTTCTCCTACTCCTTTAACAACATCTCCTACTTTCTTTATCAATATATCAGTAGGCATAACCTTTTCTCCAGTTTCTAATACTTTATTCATAAATTCATAATCTAAATCATATTGTTCTAAAGGAACTGGTGGAATGTTATAAGGTGCTGTCATATTGTTAAACATATTTGTTGCAGTACGACTAAATATTTTTGCTGCTTCATCAAAATCTTTATAAGCAATAGATAACATCATCAACCCCATTACCCCAAATTCCCATACATCTACTGCATCTAAAAGACCACCAGGAGTTACTAGGTTTCTATATCTCTTTGTTACCATATTTTTCCATCTATCTTTTACTACCTGTTCTATTGGAAGATTATCAATTAATTGGGTATTTTGAAATGCTATCTCATCAATAGCTGCTGCACCTGGATCTTGACTTAAACCTGTAGGTGTGTCTATAATAGTTCCTGTCATTGCACCTACTGCTTTATAATCATCTGTATTGTATGGCACCCATTTATACACATTATTTAATTCTTTATTATCTGTTATTAGATTCCCTGCTTCATCAAAATATTCTTGTAATACAAAACCACGATTTTCCCAAAATCTTGTTACTTGACTTTCTCCTCTTACTGGTTCTAATTCTATGCCATAATTGTTTTCAGTAGCAAATTGTTTTATTTCATCTACTATTTCTGTACCAATACCACTACCACGAAATTCTGGTTTTATTACTATTTCTTCTACAAATATGCCATTTTGTG